CAGCGTGGCTAATGATTGGAGTTTCTTAACGGTGCTCCGTAAAATCGACAAAGGCGAGACCGGCATGATCGTAGACGCTGCAGAGAAACTTCTCGGCGGTGAGGAAGAGGTCGAAAGGCTTGCGAAGCACTTAGAGGTTGACGGGATCACTCCTGTAGACGTCATGGTATCGGCTATAACTGAACTGATGGAGTCCGTTAACGAACTAAAAAACTCAGAACCCTCTCCAGCATGATAGGTCTCGACGAGGATGCATTGATTTGCGACCTTGCCGAGACTTATTCCATATACGACTACAGGTCGCTTCCGCTTCGTACGGTGGCGACCTTAGCAGCTGGACTGAGGGATGATTCACGGATAAAACTACGGGCGGCTGATATGACAGTCTCCCAAGATACGATACTTCTCGCTGCGATATCAGACCGAATCGATGCACTGCGATACAGCTTCTCGAGCGAATCAAAGCGCATGAAAGAGATCCCGTCACTCGTTCGGCTTTTAATGGGCGAGAAGAAAGACAGCAACAGCGAAGCGATGACATTCGATTCTCCTGAGGATCTGATGAAAGCGCTCGCAAAAGCAAGAGGAGAATAAAATGGCAGGCACTTCATTAGGAACTGCATATGTACAAATCGTACCATCGGCGGACGGCATAAAAGGCTCACTGACTAATTTGATGGGTGGCGAGGCTGAAAGCGCAGGAACCGCTGCAGGTACGAAGATAGGCGCATTCGCAAAGAAAGCGCTCGGAAAGGTAGCGATAGGCGCTGCGATAGTAACGTCGCTCAAATCGGCACTTTCGGAAGGCGCTGCACTCCAACAGTCATATTTGGGCGGTGTTGACACCTTGTACGGCGAAGCAGCTGACGGCGTTAGAAAATACGCGAGGGAAGCGGCTGCTGCTGGTATCAGCATGAACGAATATTCGGAACAGGCCGTATCGTTCGGAGCTGCTTTGAAACAGGCTTATGGCGGAGATACATATAAGGCAATGGAAGCAGCAAACATGGCCATATTAGACATGACTGACAATGCTGCGAAGATGGGTACTCCGCTCGAATCGATACAGAATGCATACCAGGGATTTGCGAAGCAAAACTACACGATGCTGGACAACCTGAAGCTCGGGTATGGAGGCACCAGGTCCGAGATGGAAAGGCTCCTGAGGGACGCGCAGAAGATTTCAGGCGTTGAATACAACATCGACAACTTAGGAGACGTTTACGACGCAATCCACGTTATACAGGGCGAATTAGGGCTCACAGGAGTTGCAGCGCAGGAAGCATCGGAGACCTTCAGCGGTTCGTTTAACGCCATGAAGGCATCGCTCAAAAACTTCTTCGGGTCGCTTGCGTTAGGGGAGGATATAAAACCAGCGCTCCAGGGACTTCTGACATCGGTCGACACGTTTGTATTCAATAATTTAATACCGATGATAGGGACCATCGTAAAAAGCCTTCCGACGGTAATATGGACATTCTTATCCGAAGGGATCCCGATGCTGTTAGAACGTATCAGCTCGTTCTTACAGACTGGGGCTGAAACCCTAAAGGGACTGGCCAGCAACTTATCGGGCGAGAAGGTAAAAGCCTGGGCGGTCGAAACAATACCGAAACTGATTACGGCTGCAGGTGAAATGATTAGGAACTTCGCCGACAGTCTTGTCGCGAATCTGCCCGAAATCATCAAGGCCATCGGACAGATAGCGCTCTCCATCGTTACGGGTTTAGGTTCGGCGTTATGGCCGAAAATCAAAGAGTGCGCTATCGGCATAAAAGACAGGTTCATGGAGCCTATAAACAATATGCGTGAAAGCGTCCACAATGCTATCCAATCGTTAAAAGACGGATTCCTGCAGAGGATTTACTCCATACGCGATACCATCGGCGGAGTCGCTTCGGCCATCAGGAGCAGGTTCCTGTCGCCTATAGAAAACCTGAGAGACAAAGTCAAGAGCATAATAGACAAAATCAAAAGTTTCTTTAGATTCTCTGTATCGATACCGCATATCCCGCTCCCGCACTTCTATATCAGCCCGAGCGGTTGGAGACTGGGCGACCTGTTACGAGGATCTATCCCGTCGCTCGGTATCAGCTGGTACGCTAAGGGCGGTATCGCTACGAATCCAAGCATCGTAGGTATAGGCGAAGGCACATCTAACGAGGCTATCCTTCCACTTGATCCGTTCTGGAAGCGTATGGATAAGTTAGCGGAGTCAGTCGAAAAGAACGGAAGGGGAGGGGACGTAACTATAAACGTCTACGCAGCTCCCGGTATGGATGTGAACGCAATAGCAGAAGCGGTTGAACGTAAGATGATATCAGCTCAGAACTCAAGGAGGGTCGCATGGGGAGTATAAATAACAGCTTCAGGTTCGGCACAGTGGATAGCGCAGACTATAATCTGCTTGTTGCTGGTGACGGAACTTTCAACGCTCCGGAGAGAGACGTGGACACCATCGAGATCCCGGGGCGAAACGGCGACCTTTTAATCGACAAAGGTCGCTTTAAAAATATCACGGTGGAATATACGGTCTATTGCTATGCGGACGACCTGGATACGTTCAGGACTCAGCTGAGAAACTTCCGGAACGCTCTGTCATCGCAGAAGGGATATCAGAAGCTGACCGATACGTTCCACCCCGATGAGTATAGGCTCGGTACGTTTATAAGCGGATTCGAAGCTGAGCCGGTTATGTTTAATACGATAGCGGAGGTGGTTTTGAAATTCGATTGCAAACCCCAACGCTTCCTCTTATCGGGTGACGAGCCTATCACATTAGGCGAATGGGGAGAGACCGAGACATATTCGGGATCAATCGTCTCGTTTGACGGAACAGAGACAACGGCTATCAAATCCTTAAAAGTCAATATCGTACCCAAGCAGAGCGGAAGCGGTGACCCGAGTCCGAGTAATGTTAGACCGATAAGCGGATATGAGGGGGTGAATGTAGAACAGAGGGGAAAGAATTTGCTTTCTGATTACGGAAGCCAATTGCCTTATTCTGAGTTAGGAGTTTCCATCACGGGAAGCGGTGGCGAGTATACAATGGTTGTTAATAACGCAAGTGGCTACCCGTTTACAAGAATATGCACTCTTAAAGGGCTGAAGAAAGGCACATATAGAATTAGTTCAAACGCTCCCGTTGGCGGTGCGAGAATAATGAACAGAAGCGTATCACCAGCGGTGAGTATAGGCGACCAAACTAATAGATTTATAATAACCGAGGACATAACAGACGACTTGGCAGTAGAACTTGCATTTACAGGCTCGCAGTTAACAAATGGAACATATTACATTAAAGTTCAGTTAGAACTCGGCTCAACCGCAACCGATTACGAACCCTACGAAGGCGAATCCAAATCCATATCCCTTGGACAGACAGTATATGGGGGAGTATTGGATGTAGTGAGTGGGAAGTTGAGTGTAGATTCAGCCATCGTCGATTTAGGGTCATTGACTTGGGCAAAAGAAACGAGCCGTAATTGTTTCTCGGCAACATTCCCCTCAAATTGCAAGATATATTATGGTGCTCAAACAGTAAACGCTATTTGCTCAAAGTACAAAGCGGTAAGCCGTGACGGAATTGTATCGAGTAACAACGCATTTTCAATCCACTTCAGTAGCGGTGCAAACTATATCAATATTCACGATGATACGGCATATGGCTCACAGACCGCCACGCAATTCAAGACCGCAATGAACGGTGTTCAGTTAGTCTATCCATTAGCCACACCAACCGAAATTCAACTCACTCCAACACAAGTCAAGACATTACTCGGTAGCAACAACATATGGGCAGACGCAGGAACGATAGAAGTGGAAGTCGGAGAGAATCCGTATATTTTAGTCAACCCAACACCCTTCACGGCGCAACCCATATTTGAAGTCGAGGGGAGCGGGACTCTTACGGTCAATAATTCCTCGATGACCATCGCAAACAACGGAACGACCGTCATCGATTCGGAAATGATGGAGGCATATGAGGAAGAAAACGGAGCGATAGCCTCCCGTAACGATATGGTATCGGGCGAGTTCCCTACATTAAAAGAAGGAAATAACAACATCGGAACGGTAGGTCTGACTTCGGTCAAAGTCAAGCCTAAATGGTGGGAAGTATGATTCCAATTTTATACGATTCAGCAGAAACACAATTCACATCGAACGGACTCGGAAGACTCAAGGACACTATTTCTTGTATCGTAACCGAGGAAAGAAACGGCATATATGAACTCGAGTTTGATTACCCTATATCGGGAGACAAATACGAACTAATCCAAGAGGGCAGAATGATCGCGGTCACACACGATGAGACGGGCGACATTCAGCCCTTTATCATTTACAAGCGCACCGCAAAGATAGACGGCATAGTCACATTCAATGCGTACCATCTGTCATATAAGTTATCCAACATCATAGCAATGCCTTTCACCGCTACGGGGATAACAGACGCGATTGCTCAAATCGTGCCTAATTCGTTACCGACGAATCCCTTCGCGTTTTGGACGGACAAAGTGGTGAGCGCAAACTTCACGAACGAACTTCCGAGGTCTGTTAGGTCTCTTCTCGGTGGAGAACGTGGGTCGCTTTTGGACGTATACGGGAAGGGTGAATATGAGTTCGACAAGTGGACGGTGCGACTCTATCTCAACAGAGGTCAAGACTCCGGGGTTACGATACGTTACGGCAAGAACTTATCCGACATAACTCAAGAGATAGACTCAAGCGGATACTATAACGCGTTCGCTCCGTATTGGACGAGTGAGGACGAGACGGTCACCCTTGACCACTTAGTGGTGTTGGACAATGTAACGGAAGTGAAAGCCGTACCGTTGGATTTGACCAACTCGTTCGAGAATGCTCCGACACCTGCGGAGTTGGAAGATACCGCAAGGACGCGACTTCAAAACTCCTCGGGCATAGACGTGACGGAGAACATCAAAGCCGACTTCGTTCAGTTATGGCAGACGGAAGAATATAAGGATTACGCACCGCTCCAAAGGGTACACTTATGCGATACCGTTTCGGTCATATATGAAGCACTCGGGATCAGCACGAAGAAGAAAGTCATCCGCACCGAATGGAACGTCTTACTTGACAGATATGACGAAATAGAGTTGGGCGACTCACAGACCACTCTTGCAGATGTTATCACTCAAATCACTACGGAGATAACGAGTGACCTTCCGACCACTTCAATGATGGCTCAAGCCATTTCAAATGCCACGAACAAGATAACGGGGAATAAGGGCGGTTATGTCGTACTTCATTCCGACGCGAACGGGACACCATATGAGTTTTTGGTAATGGATTCGCCCGACATCAACACCGCGGTCAATGTATGGCGATGGAACTTGGGAGGGTTAGGCTTCAGTTCTAACGGATACAATGGCGACTTCTCTTCGTTGGCTCTCACGATGGACGGACAAATCAATGCCGACTTCATAACCGTCGGAACATTATCAGCCAACCGAATCCGTGGCGGTGTGCTTCAATTAGGTGGCGAGGATAACGGAAACGGAGTCATGGAACTACGCACCGCAGACGGGACACTCGTCGGCAGAATGGACAATCTCGGCTTGAGGATGTACGGGGCGAATGGCTACGTCAGTATGAACTACGAAGAAGGCTTCGCAGGGTTTGACCTAAACGGAAATAAACTGTATTGGGTAGCGTCAGATCAGTTTCATATGCGTCAAGCGGTAGTCGAGGAAGAAATAACTCTTTGCGACAAGATAAGATTTATTGATATTTCAAACACAGACAATACCGGGGTGGGTATCGTCGCGGTAGGAGAATAACATGGCATTAAGCGGAAGCGTATCAACTTCATCATATGAGGGCAGATATTTAACATTGAGTTGGTCAGCGACTCAATCCACATCAACGAATCAATCCACCATATCGTGGACACTATCGGCTAATGGCGGTAGTTCATCATATTATTATACGGGGCCTGTCACCGTGGTCATCAACGGCACCACGGTATATTCATTGAGTTCTTCCGACAGATACGCGATGTATAAGGGGACGGTGGCAAGCAATTCGATAGTCATCACCCACAACACAGACGGAACGAAATCCTTTACGGTGAGTGTCCGTGGTGCGATATATTCCACGTCTGTTAACTGTACGGGGTCGCAGACATTCACCCTCGACCCCATCCAAAGGGGAGCGTCAATCTCGCAGACTTTAGCAGGTGCGACGGAAACCACCATATCAATGAATTGGGTCTCCGATTCAACGATCAGTTATGTCGAGTATTCAACAGACGGTGGGAGCCATTGGGTAGGGGTAGGAAATCCCAATAACTCGAGCGGAAGTTATACGGTCACGGGTCTGTCGCCCGGAGCGACATATAACATGATGACGAGGGTCACCCGTAAGTCGTCGGGAGTCAAAAGCACATCATACGGACGGAACACCACGACTTATTCATACCCGACTCCATTATGGGCGCAGACACCGAACTTCACCATTGGAGAAGCGTTCTCGGTCGGCTTATATAACCCATTAGGCAGAAACGTCCATTTCGTTATAACCGCAAACGGCACGGAAGTTTATTCGCTCGATACGACTTCTGCAAAGGTAGACGTGCCGAACACGATAGCGGACGCGCTATATCAAACTATCCCGAATGATGTCAGCGCATTGTATTATGCGTCAGCAACTTATAACAACGTAACGAGACAGACGAGGGCGACATATTATGTCGGAAATGACTCAGCACCCACGATCGGGAGCGCAACTTATATAGACGCGAATACTTCCGTCGTGAACATCACGGGCGATAATCAAAAGATAATCCCCGGCAAGTCCAAACTGACCTTCACGGCTTCTAATCTATCAGCGCAGAACTATTCAACTCTATCAAGTGCGAAGGTCACCATCAACGGAATAGACTATCCCATGACCTTGTCGGGATCATCTGCGACGGTGTCAAATATCACTATCACATCAACAGACTCGACCGCCACGGTATATGTGACAGACTCAAGAGGTCTCACATCATCCAAGGCGGTCTCGTTGGATATAGTGGAGTATGTCGCGCCTACCATGTCCGCAACGGCTCAAAGGGTATCGGGTTTCTATTCATCAACGGAAATCACACCGGCTACGAATTACACATATATCGGGTCTAATACGGTGACTATCCGACTCCAGGCGCGAAAGACTTCGGAATCATCTTACTCGGTGACACAAACTATCAGTTCAAGCGGAACGTCAACGGTCTCACTTGATAATCAATATCCGTGGTACATCTTACTGACGATAACGGATTCATTCGGTGGGTCATCGACATTTGAGATAACCATAGGCAAGGGCATTCCGCTCTTTTACTTTGACATCGTAAAAAGTTCGGTGTCAATGGATATGTTCCCGACTCATTCAAACGCGTTCGAGGTCAATGGTGACATATACGTCAAGAACGAGAAGATAGCAGACTTCATCATTGAAGAAACAACGGACGGTATATGGACGATACGAAAGTGGTCGAGCGGTCTCTGTGAAGTATATGGGACTTATTCCGATACTTCTTCAACGGCATACACAAACGCAGGGGTCGGTTATTACCGATTATTGACGGTAAACCTCCCGAACGTACTGACGGCAATAGATAACCCGCAAGTGTCAGCGAGAACGGGAAACGTAGGCGGTGTAACCCTCCGAGACGTATCCGCGACGGCATTAGGCATTCTTATATTCAGTACAACAACAACGGGCAGACCGATAGATTTATATTTCAATATAAAAGGCAGGTGGAAATAAGTGAATCCGAGAATCATAAACCAAGGCGACCCAAGATGGGCAAGCCTTCCCTACAGAACTCTACCTTATACCGTACAAAAGGAAGGGTGTGGTCTGTGCGCGGTCACAATGTGCGCGATGGAATTGGATAAGTATTGGAACTACACTCCAAAGGACACCATCGGTTTTATGCGACCCTACGCAACGAACGGAAACGGAACAGAGTGGGCAGGTATCGACGCAGGTCTGAAGAAATACGTCGGGAACTATAAACGCCACTACAATATGAGTTCATTTTGGGATGAGGTCTCAAAGGGCAACAGAGTAGGGGTCATCCTCTTCGGGTCAAATACCGCACCGGACGGAACGGTTTGGACAAGAGGCGGTCATTATGTAATGTTCGCCAAGTACAAGTATGAGAACGGTCAGCATTGGCTTTATACGAAAGATTCTTCGTATAGACATAATGACGGATGGCATTCCTATGAGAGATCAATGAGAGGATGTATCCCCGATGTGTTGTGGACTTGTGCGCTTCCCGACATAGGCAAGTTAACCCCGGACGGAGACTTCGGAAGAAAGTCAACAATCAAGTTGCAGAAGATACTCAAAGTAAGTCAAGACGGCTACATTTACGGACAGAAATCCGAACTCAAGAAATACCTGCTTAATTGGACTGTTGTAAATTATGATGATGGCTACAACGGATCGGGAACGATTCAAGCCTTGCAGACTTTCTTAAAAAACAGAAAATTCTTCACGGGCAGAATAGATGGCATCTGCGGAAAATATACCATAATGTCATTGCAGAAATTCCTCGATTCAGCAGGCTTCTACAAAGGCAGGTTTGACGGAGTATTCGGTGAATATACCGCGACCTGTTTGCAGAAATGGATGAACGAGGTTGACAGATGAACTACGAAACGATATTGACTCTTATCGGGATAGTCCTCGGGTCTAATTGGCTCGGGAACTTCCTAATGGAGTTATATAAGAGCAAAAGTAAAAAGAAAACACCGTCCGAGATCGTGTTGAAAGCCTTGTGCAGAAACCATCTTTTAAGCAGAGCGGACTACTACCATGAGATAGGATATATCCCTTCCGATGAGTACGACGACATCATCGAGGAGTATGAAGCCTATGAAAAGTTGAACGGTAACGGACGGGTAGCAAGAGAATACGGTGAGGGAGGGGCATTGAAGTCGCTCCCGATCAAGTGAGGTGTGAAATGAAGCTGAATAATACTACTTTTGATATTTTGAAATGGATTTGCCTGATAGTTTTACCCGCGTGCGCTTCCTTATACATGGGACTCGCAAAGGTATGGCAGCTGCCGTTTGAAATTGAAATACCGCAGACCATAACCCTGATTGATGCGTTTTTAGGAGCGCTCCTGGGGGTATCGACAATCAACTATAACAAAGACAACCCGACTTTATAAGCCGGTCCGAGAGGGCCGTATCGCTCTCCTTAATAATATAATAAATGTAAGAGGCCCCGGGCGTAATTGCTCGGGGCTTTTTACTTAGGAAATGATTGAAAGCCTCATATAAGGCTCTGCTTTGCGTTTTCAGCGAGTTTCAGCGGGTAGTCGAAGAACTAATCACTTGAACTTCGATTCTTCTAATTTAAGCGAAAAGCTGATGCCCTGGAACACATCGAATCGCATCAGGAGACTCCAGTAATGAGATCCAGCGACAACTTTTTTAACGTCTCCGCGCATATCCGGAGCGAACTCAGACGGAACGTACCCGATATCGAAAAAATCTTTGCTTCGGCCTTTAGGAGCTGCATACACTTTCAACGCGTTCGGATCTGACTCGTTATCAGGCTCCGGAATGACCTTGCAGCGGAGATACTCAGACACTTTGCATTCGTTCAGATTTATTTCGGTCGCTTCTAATAGTTTGCGGATGCTTTCCACGTGTATGCTCCACGAGCGCACCTCGACAGGGTACGGAATCGAGCGAACGCTGGGCTTTACTTGCATCGGCTTAACTGATTTACTAAACAATCCCATAATAACACCTCCGAACCAATTATATCACGTTTTAGTTGTTGACAAAAGGTAAAAATGGGATTATTATATATACAGTGATTCGATCAATTGCATATACTGACGGAGCGGTGGGGGAAGACCCAAACCGCATTAAAAATAGCACTAACTATTCCTAAAATCATAAAGGTCGGCAATTTTTCCGACCCATATTACAAGGATACCAAAAGGGCAGGGAATAGTCAAGACAGCAACTACATATGCAATTCGAATCACCGAAATATAATGAATCTTATATGGAGGTGATTTTTTAATGAGAAAACGTGTTGTGAAGCAATTCGCCATCGTCCAGGGAGACTCGGCTCAGACATTCACAGACGAACTTAACAAGAAGTTGATAGAACTGGAGGGAAAGGACATCTCTATCGACTTCTACGAGAACTTCCTCGGAGCGAGGATCTCCTGGCCCGAGAACATCGGAGAGGAACCCGAGACGGTAGAAGAGGAATATGAAGTCCTCGGAGCGGGATTCCGTTGTAACCAGTGCCCTATGTTTCAGCTGCAACTTAAGTCGGACGGGACCGCTGACAGCCGTGCTAAATTCGGCAGATGCGTACTGAAAGATTACGGCAGAGTATGCGGAACGTCCAGGGCGTGCGAGAAGTTATATCAGATGATTCAGTCAGGGGAGGTGCAGTTATGTTTAGCAGATTAAGAAAGAGAATCGGAGCGGTGCTCGTATTAGTTGGGTTTGTAGCTCTTATCGGAATGGCAGGAGCTGATGATGTGGCCGTAGCAAATGGGATCCATTCGCCTATCGTTCCGCTGATACTCAAAGGCATCCTGTTCCTCGGTATGATGGGAACCGGTGCGGTGCTGATCGGAGGCGAAACGGATGAGGATAGTTTATAAGAAGCCAGGCGAACCCGCAGAGGCTCGTAACGTTCCGAACGAACTGGATGAATGGCAGAAGCTCGTAGGCGGATATATCGAGACGGTTTACCTGACGCGGGATCTGATTATGATAGCGAACGAAGAGGGCTTACTGTTGGAGTTAGCACCGAATTTCAAATATCACGGCCAGATGATAGTCGGCCCGGTCGTATTCGTCGGCGTAAAGGACGATGAGTTTATCGACATCGACCGCGACTGGGAGCGGAAGATAATCGAATATTATAGGGAGGTTTGAGATGAGAAAACCAAAGGAGAGGTACAAAGTCTATCTCGTTGGTAAGGGCGTAGGCTGTTATGCAGAAGACTACTGCAACGACTTCCTGGGAGAGACCTGGGCTGTGTCAGAGAAGCAAGCAATAAGCCAGGTAAGATATAGGAAAGGTGGCGGGCCGAGCACTTGGATACTCGGTGACCGCTTGGACGAAGGGGCTGTATATTTCAGCTTCAAAGCGATTAAGGAGGAGAGAGCGTGAGAGACACAGAATACTACAGAAACAGAAGAGCGTATATCGAGGGCTTATGGTCCGGGCTGAAGAGCTTCGGGGATCTTGAGTCCATCCAGTACGCCTGGAGCATTAAAAAAGACGGCGAGTATATACGCATACAGGACAGCATAAACAATGACATATATCTCCATATCGAGGGGCTGACGAACGCAGAAGTCTACAGGCAGATCGCAAAGGTAGTGCTCCAGGGCGACTTCGAGGGATGCGTTCCGGAGAGACTCATAACAGACATAGCAGAAAAGAGATCAATAGCCCCACTGTTCAGGGAGGTAGAAGGATATGACAACTGAATACAGAGTGAGAGTTAAGTACGGATATCTGGCAGAGTTCGTATTCAAAGCCGAAACGTTCAAGGAGGCTGGGTACATAGCAGACCAGTTCCTTGACAACCTGGTGGAGCCTGAAGCGAGCAGAATAACGATAAGCATAGAACCATATAAGAAACCAATAGAGGAGGATGTTGAAGATGAGCAAAGGACTGACAGGAGACTTCCGTAAGTACATGGATAAATCGTTCCTGGGATCGTGGGACGTTCCGGAGACAGGAGACCTTGTTCTGACTGTCGATTATGTAGACAGAGACGAAGT